GGGGCGGGGGGCCCGGCGCCGGCGGCGCGGGACGTTGCTAATGCGGGTATTGCCGCGACTCAGGCGGGTGCGGAGAATTCTATGTGGGGTAATTCTGCTATGGCGGATTCTCAGTCGCGTTACAACAATATGCGTGCGACCGTTCAGGCGACTCAGGGCGCTATGACTGCACTTGGTGGGGTTATGGGGCTGAATGGCTCTGCGGCCGGTGCTGGCATTGGCCAGGCGGCCACGGCCGGGGTTAGCGCGATGATTAATAACTCTCAGGCGCAGTCCACTGCGAATATCCAGAATCAGTTGGCTAGTGGTGCTTCACACATTTCTCAACAGCAACAGAGAACTGTGAGGGATACTAACTATGAACTGGCCCAGTTTGCTGCTAATGGGGACTACGAGGCGGCTATTGCGTCGATTAATGGTCAACGTCAGGACATGCAGGTTATTCCTCCGTCCGTTGTTGGTCAGACGTCAGGATATGTGTCTGCGATGGTCTCCAACGGCCTTGTGATTGATGCTAGAATTAGGAGTGTTTCGCCGGCTGCGATGCGTAGTATCGGTGATTTCTGGCTTAGGTATGGGTATTTGATGAATACTTGGGTTAAGTTCCCGAAGACGCTTAGTCTTATGACTGAGTTTACATATTGGAAGATGGCTGAGTGTTATTTGGTTGACACCACAATCCCCGAAGGATTTAAGGCCAGTGTGCGAGGAATTTTCGAAAAGGGTGTCACCGTATGGCGTTCCCCTCAGCGCATTGGAAACACAAACATTCGTAATAATCGGATTGACAAGACGGTTAGGGTGACCCTTAGTGAGTAAAAAGGATTATGTGCTTAACGGTATCTACAAGAAAATCATGGCGTCTCCCCCGTCGTCGTCGGAAGCCCGGCAGATGCAGTTGGAACACATGTACCGGCGCCAGTTAATGGGTAAATGTCTTTCCCGATTTACTTGGGAGGGTCTGCCTAATGGGATTGATCCTCGGTTCATTGAAGCGACTATCTTCAATAACGGATACTCGGTTTTCTATTTCGACAGTTTCTTCGAGTTGTTTATGGCAATGCCCGCAACAATTTCCGGCCCACTAGACATTCAGGATAACCCCACGGGATATCGTGTCACCCGAAACGGTGTCTATTCTCGCGAGGTGAGCGCAAGTGAGTCTGTCTGCATTTGGGGCAATCAGGTACGGGAACCGGAAATTGACGTAGTGCTTTCTTACGCTGCGAGGCTTGCTCAGATTGACAGAACAATCGAAATTGACCTACTTAATGAGCGTAACCCGATGATTGTTGCTTGCTCTCAGGACCAGCGCCTCACTATTCAGAATCTTATTTCTAAGATTTACGATGGCGAGCCCGTTGTGTGGGGCACCGAGAATATGAGTATGGATAATCTCGCCAACACGATTGGTGTGTTTCCCCTTAATCAGAATGCTGGTGCTGGTGCTGTTTCTTCAATCAAGCATATGGAGTCCAAGTCCAAGATTTGGGGTGAAGCACTCACGATGCTTGGAATTATGAACGTTAATTCCGAAAAGCGTGAGCGTATGGTGGTTGAGGAAGCCGCCGCTAATTCTGGGCAGGTGCTTGCGTCTCGTGAGTCTTTTATGAAGCCGCGCGAGTTGGCTTGCGAACAGATTAATGAGAAATTTGGGCTTAACGTGTCATGCTATTGGGCTGTAGACGATAATGCCTCACCGAACCTTAATGATTATCTTGCTAGTTCTAATTTGACAACCTATGGGGGTGACGATGTCAGTAACAACGATAATGCTTCGTGACGTTGTTAAGTTAACCAATGACCATATTGGACTTGATGACTATCCGATTTTCGATGAAGCATATCGAAAGACTCTGAACGATCGAATTAAGAAGACATATTGGCTTCAAGAGATCGCGCACGAGACAATTGATATCTTTATCTGGCGGCTAAGCCTTAAGATGGAACTGATTATGCCCAGGTATAATCGAATGTATCTGGCTGAACTGCAAAACACAGACCCACTCGAGGGCAACCGTCACTACAGCGAGACCAGTCAGGACGGCAGGTCACAGAATTCTGGGATCAACCACCAGACGGGCAGTGGCAGTGGCACCAACAAGTCCAAGGGGCGCACCGTGGGCTCGGACACTCCCCAGACACGGCTTGCGGGCGACGGGGACTATGCTACGAGTATCAGCGATGCGAGCACGTCAGGTGACACTACGTCTCGTAACGAGTCGGATAGCACGTCGTCCTCGAATAGCAATTACACCAATAATCAACACTCTAATTCATGGGGCTACTCGGGCTCTAAGGCTAGGGCAATTGCTGATTATCGGGGAACACTACTTAACGTTGACGACTTAGTGATCGCAGAACTGAGTGATCTTTTCATGGGACTATGGGACACGGATATGCCCCACACCCCTGGCGGACTAATTAATGGATACTCTTTCGGACTAGGACTTGGAGGATATTATGGCTACTGGTGACGACATTATCGGCTCCATCGATCAAGCCCTTTGGCGCGTTCAGTCACGATCGGTGAACAACATTACCCCGTTTACTTATCGTGATGGGCTGACATATATTGATGTGCTTGAGCGAATTCGTTCCAGCGTTATTGACGTTATTACGTTCACAAATTCCTTTGGTGAGGAACAGGATAAGATCATCGCCAAACTGAATGAGACGGTCACCAACTTCATTACAGAGGTTGAGAAGACACATTCAGGTTGGAACAAGGAACTGGACGCAAAGAAAACCGCACTCGAGTCACTAATCGAAGACTTCAAGCGGCGCCTTATCGACGCCGAATTCCGTGAAGTTGACGGCAACTACATTGAAGCACCACTTAAGTCGCCTGCCGGTAAGCGGGTTACGCTCACAACCAAGGCATGGGGTGACGCGCTAAAGGCCCAGAACGTACAGTTTCAGGCAGACATTCAGGGAAAGTTGGATCAACAGCGCAGGGACTTTGACAACCGATTTCCTGCCTACTACACAAAGACCGAGGCTAATGACATTTTCCTCGAAGACCCTAAACTCACTGAGGGTGTAGTCATTGGTTCGTCTAATGCAACTATTGAAGCAAGTCGTTGGACCGAGACTCTTTGTCGTGAGTTAGGGCTTAACCCGAACGTGTATGCGATTGGTGGAGGGGGTTTTACCTCAACGTCTGACAACAATTTCCTGACACAGTTGGATAATGCTAAGCAGGGAATGTCTGAGGACAAGCGTCGCAGAACTAAGTACCTGTTCGTGATCGACTTGCTGAATGATATTCGAGCACAGAATTCGGTGGGCGACAAGGCGAGCACGTTTTTCAGGCTTGCGCGCCAGTACTTCCCTAACGCGGATATTCGCGTGCTTCCGGTCATCTTTAACGAGTCCTCGCTGAATGAGTATGTGCAGATGGCGCGCTCATGTGTTTCCCGGACATTCGAGGTCGTCAATGCGGGCAAGCCCTACGGCGCCGTCGTCTGCGAGGGTTCACGTGGATGGGTGCACTGGGGAAACGAGCAAGCCAAGTCCTGGGACCAGGGGCCCGATAATGTGCACATGACTGCCTCGGGGTACACGCATGTCAAGGAGCTCTTTCAGGTGTGGCTCAAGGGTGGGTCGTCGTGGTTCAACCCTCCGGCGATGGCTCTGCACACGCTGTCTGACGGTACTCTGGCAAAGGACTACAACTACCTCACGTGCGAGCGCGATAGGGACTGGGTTTACATTCAGGGAACATTCAAGGTTGGCACAAATAATGTGGGATACGATGGTCGACTAATGAGTATTCCTGGGTGGGCGCGCCCGTACGATGGCGTCATGTCACCCATTATTGGAAATGACAGGACGTATAAATACCTATATGTTGCCAAGACAGGAGGAATTTACGCAGGAGATGTTCTCTCAGCAAATCAGACCTATCAGGTAAACATGACCTACAAAATCTGGTGAGTAGACAGGAGTAGCCTGCCCCGATAGAATTGGGGCAGGCTATTTCTGTTGGAGGAACTATGGCATGGGACGCAACAGCCAAGAAAGTTGCGATTAAGGCTATTGGTCAGGTCGAGTCGTCTATGGACTACTCGGCGATCAACTACAATGACCCCATTACCGTCGGAATTGCGCAATGGTACGGCACTCGCGCGGCGGCAATTCTGAACCGTATGCGTGGCGCTCACGCGGCCGAGTATGGACGAGTGGACGCGGGGTTTAGGTCTCGGCTTGAGTCTGTGCCTGAGTCCGACTCGTCGTGGAACACCTACTATCTCTCGCGCGCCGTGGGGGACAGTCTTAAGCCGTTGCTTAACGCGGGCAGGGATATTCAGGGCGACCAGATTGTTAAGGACCTTGAGAACTACTTCAGTGTTGCTAAGCAGTATGGGATCAACCCTGAGACTGATACTGACGCATTTATTCTCTGGTGCGTTGCTTATCACCAGGGGCCACGTTACGCTCTACAAGCCGCTAGCAACTATTCTGGCGGTGGTCTTAATGAGATGTATTCCGACATTATGGCTAACGGAGTACTCGGTCGCTACTCCAACCGTTACACTCAGGCCAAGAATATTATTGCCGGAAAAGACACTGGCGGCGTAGGTGAGGGAGGTATTTCAGGAAACACTCCTGGTAATGGTGGGAGTGTTGGCGACAACACTCAGACTGTTAACGTGTCTGGGGGTAAATTGATTATTACTGCCGATGATTCAGGAATTCTCACACTTCGGTCCAAGTTCGGCAACTACCAAATGTATTCCCGAAGCCACAACCTATGGGAAGTAAACCTCAAGGACATTCAAGAGAAAATCGTTGGGCAAAACCCTGCCGCCAACACTGGTGGAGGCGGTGGCGGCGGAACCCCCGCGCCCGGCGGCCCGGGGACGGGCGCGGCCGGCGCCGCGCGGGCGC